GACTGTCGTTCAAGTCACCGCTGTCGGCGTTGAGCCTGATTATTCCAGCGACACACCCGTCAAATGGGTCATCGATAAAGTCGATAACAGCGAATTAAAGGACATCCTCGATGCTGAAGAGGAAGGCAACAAGGTCATCGCAGAATGCACAAAGAGATCCGAGCGGACCCGACTCCAGCAAAGTCTCGTTGAAATGGATGACAGTGTAAAAGCACTCCGCCTGTTCTCGCGTAAAGCGAAAGGTGATGTGTGGGGCATCGACAAAAAATAATACGTCTTAGGGAGGGGAGGTGTCGCCTATGCCCTACTCCAGGGACCATCTCTCCTCTCTAAGCCCAGGCACTACACATGCGTGCAGTTCCAGGGCCCGGAACCAGGGACTCTTACCTGGTAAGGCAACAATCGGGAGTCACCTGATACTCCAAGGAGATAGGGCGTAAGGACCTATCAGGTAGAACTCCCCGAAATTCAGAGGTGAACATGGCCAGATGGAAACCCGCATGGCGTCGACACAAGCGATGTAACGCTTGCACTGGACGTATGCAAAAACGCCAAAGCAACCCAGCCATCTGGCAATGCAAACACTGCGGAAAATACAGAGCACACGATCCCGAACCCGACGTAACAACCCACACAAGGAGTGAGCCATGATGTACCAAGGAATGGCGCAAGCCGATCTCTACGCCAACATGCTCTCAATCGCAGAAAGCACCCACGACGAGATCATTCACAGCAGCAAATTAAAAGCCGATTTCTTCGACCACGATGAGGACCCAACCTGGTCGGTACGCGTCCTCGGTGATAGAAGAAACGCTAGCTTTCGCCACTTGAACGACGACACACCTCGCATTGACTGCAATGCGGATGCTCAACTAGCCAGTAAACTGGATATCCCCAAAGCCTATTACGACAGGATGGTCTCAAAGCAACCAGAGCTGTGGCAAACAACCTGCAATACATGGCTGCGAGACCTGAACAAGCCCATCATGTTGAGGCAATGGACCAATCGCAATGGACGTCGGGCACTCCGTGCCATTCTCTCTGACAGATACCGCCGTATCGACAACCTCGACATCTTCAAGACTGTTCTTCCTATACTGGACGAACAACCTAAGATGAAAATCGTCAGCGCCCATGTTGACGAGCACAACTTCCATCTAAAGGCCGTCTTCCCTGAGATAGAGGGTGGTATCGGGCTTAATGATGTCGTCCAGTCAGGACTCCACATCCGCAACAGTGAGACAGGTAACGGCGCCTTCGTCATCCAACCCCTCACGTATCGCCTTGTATGCCTCAACGGGATGATTATTCCCGATGCAGCACTCCGAAGGACCCATCTGGGTAGCCGTATCGAGGAAGGCGAGGACATTAACTGGCGTGACGAGACAATCGCAGCGGATGACAAGGCACTGATGATGAAGATCGAGGACGTCACCCGTCAGGCAACCGACGAGAGCCGCTTCACGTACATCGTAGAACAGTTGAAGGAATCAGCCGAGCGAACCATCGAGGTCTCGAAGGCCGAGCAGGTCAAGATCCTCACGAAGAAGCAGGGCCTGACTGAGCAGGAGCACAACACCATCCTCGAGTTCCTGCACAAGTCAGACGGTAATACCCACTGGGATGTCGCCAACGCAGTCACATCAGCAGCTGGTGTGGCTAACGATTACGCACAGGCGACCAATCTCGAGACATTAGGCGGCAAGATTGCCACCACCCCTCAACTACTGGCCGCATAGGAGGTCTAGCATGGGCTTAGATAACTTCTTTATGAAAGAATGCGCTCCGGGCGAACAGGCCCCGGAAGTTATTATTGATCCCCCAGCCAATCTTTGCGGCAAGCTCATCTTTAAGGGCGACTCTTCCTTTCGAGGGAAGGTATACGATGATTTCGTCGTGCGTGTGACCGATGTGTCTCTGTACGAAGACCACACGAGACCGGACACCGTAATTGAAATGGCAGATTCCATAGCTGAATGGATTTCAGCCAATCCCGGCAAACATTTCCAGAACCAGGAATACAACTGGACTATCAAGCACGCCGAAATCATTGACCTTGAAAGAGTCTTCCGCATCCATGGCGAAGCAGGCTTCAGCCTGGTCAGCTGGTATTAACCATGACGCAACGAAAAAGGAATCTGACACAAACATTTAGGATCGTCGCCTTCGGTACACCTGACGGCGGGCCACTTAAACAAGAGAAATTCCCATTCGAGATACTTGCTCAATATAACACCCTGTCATCCGCTGTAAACGATGGCTGGCAGCTCTCCCAGATATGGAGCGTTACTGAAGCTGATGGTGATGTGTGGACCTACGGACCATCCCGTCATTACGTTAACCTACTGCATTACGTTTGCACTGAAGAGCACCACAATGACGACTCTTATGTAGAGGTAAGTTTTGACATTGAAAGGATGAGCGATGACTAAACAGCAAGAAACGATAGACGCGACTCCATCCTGGACTGTCGTCGCCTCGATGATCCGACTATTTCTGAAGGACGACACACCACCTGGAATTCGAAACGAGTTAAATCGAATGGCAGCATTGGCTGATGACTGGGTTCACATCAATACCGTCTGGCACGGCGGCCATCCTTACCACAGTCGTCAACTCACACTCCGTTCACAGAAGTGAGGACCATTCATCTCAAGTATGAGACCCGGTGACTTCTCGGACCCAATGTTCATGTAGGGAGTGTATCGGCTCTCCTTCATCTCAAGCCACGCACCCTCACTGAACTTGGGCCGACGAAGCGAATACACCTGGTCAAATGCCAGCAGCATCCCCTCTCCACCACGGGTGTTATCCTCCTGATTAAGCTGTGCTGCAACCACTGCCCAGATGTTCAGGTCCTTGACCAGGGATACGACTGCGTTGGAGACATTCTCGAGGTGCTCCACACGGTCTCCAGAGCCACGCACAAGCTGCAGGTAATCCAGGAAGAACCCACGTATACCATGGTCCTTCACTGCCCTCTCTACGGCCTCTGTAAGCTCAGGAATAGATAGTCCAGGGACGTTGGCATAGTAGATATTATCAGGTGCAGTCACCTGGTACATGAGGACTTCATCCGAAAGGTTATCCTCATTGTCCGATAGAAAATCGAGGCTGTTTCTCTTCAAGGCCCGACCAAGATGGCGTTGCTCTAATTCAAAGTCAGACATCTCACAGGCCAGCCATAAATGAGGGACACCAGCCTCATTCAGATTGTAGCTGATAGAGCCCATGAGAATGGTCTTGCCAATCTTCTTACGTGCCTGCAAACCATATGCTTTTGAAGCGTAAAGACCACCACCCATCGCCTTATCCAGCTTCGGCAATCCAGTCGAGGTACTGTCACCTCGATGATCTAAACCAGAGACAACTCTGTCGATAGCCGCACTGCGGCTGTTGAGAATGACTTCACGCATGACGCTACAGCGTCTGCGGACGTAGCGGACCACTGACATCATCTTCCTGCCGTTGCAGGAAATCATCAGTCCACCGTTCCCCGTTCAGCCACGTTGCTGCATGTGGAACAAACTTCCTGTCACGAGAGGAACGCGAATCAACATGATTACGGTATCGTTGTGTCATTTCTTTCAAATACCGTTCGGGGTCATCGCTTGTCTTCTTGATGACACCAATCGCTTTGACCCACGCCTTCTTCGCAGATGCCTTGCCTTCCTTGCGGGGATACAGCACCCAGAATTCCTCGAACTTGGCATCATCAATTTTCATAACACCAATCTTGGGTTTCACAGGCGTCTTCGTTGCAAGATGGGCACCCTGTGTCGACGGTTGATAGTCAACAGCCGTCGCATCAGCCAACGCTATCAGGCGCCCGTCCCGATCAATGTATCCCGCATTCAGAAGCTCCTGTCGGTAACGGTTAATCATCCGTGGGGTCCACATCGTCACATCAGACAAAGCCTTCGTGCTGAAATCCCATAAATAGTCCCAGGACCCATGTGCGGACAACGCCGCCAGTACACGTACCGCCCCATCAGTGAGTTCCGGGTCAAGGACTGCAGACGTCGGCAGAAGCGACACCACGTATCTCGTGGGCAGGTATTTTCGTTCCGTTCCATCGGAAGTGCTGGAGTAAGAGGAAGGCGTCTGCCTCATTGTCGTCTGCTGTGTCGAATCCATAATCCCTCGCTGCCTCGATCATCATTGCCTTGTCGGCGTTTCCCTTACCGGTTGCGAATTTCTTCAAAGCGGAAACATTCACTTCGAGTACCGCAACACTGTCGTCCTGCTGGTGGCAGACCGCTGCTAGTCCAGCCAGAAATTCCGAACCCTTTCGGAATCCATAGGCACGCTCGAAGACCAGCACCTCGATCTCGTGCTCTTCAATTAACGAGTGCAACCAGCGGGAGAAAAATCGAAAGGCTTCGCCGTGGGAGGAAGATCTGGGAGATCGAAGATCCAGCGTACCCACAACCAGACCAGCCCCTGAATCATGAGCAAACCCGGTGCGTGTCGCTGGATCAACAGCTAAAACCCTCATTTTCCCCCCGCTGGTTACCCACTAAATGTAGTGGGTTGCATCACCAGTGACTACTACATATTGTGTTCTTTCAAAAAAAAGGAGAAGACTGTGGCATCGAAGACACAGACGGAGAAATCCCCGTGGCAAACATTAAGATCTATTGAAATCGCCGACGAGCACATCGAGACAAAGGGCAAGTTCCGCTACGTCTCATGGGCCTGGGCATGGCACTACATCAAGAATTTGTACCCGGATGCGACCTACGAGAAGCATCTATTTGGGACAGATCAGCACATGCTGCCCTACATGCGGGATGATGCAGGACACACATACGTAATGGTCACTGTGACAATCGCTGGCCTTAATAAGACCGAGGTCTATCCAGTCACCAACCACAACAACAAATCGATCCAGAATCCTGACTCGTATGATGTCAACACGGCTCTTCAGCGTTGCCTGACAAAAGCCATCGCCATGCATGGTCTCGGCCATTACATCTATGCAGGAGAAGACCTGCCTCCGGACCTGGATAAACCTCAAAGCGCAGAACAGACCAAGGCAGAGGAGACAGGCAAGCCTGTCGAGGTGAAGAGCCCTATCCCAGCAGTCAAGGACCCAATCGTCAAAGATTTGGATGCGTGGTTCACCACAGTACTCACTGACCTCGCAGCATGCCGTGATGAGAGTGATCGAAAACGGCTCGTCGCAAGCATCGCCACGATGAAGAAGGAACTCCCTGAAGAGATGGCAGCAGCCGTCAAAGAAGTGCTCGACAAACGAAAAGAAGAACTCAAACCAGCCGCATAGGAGAAAAGACCCATGAGTATGAACAACTGCACATTTACAGGAAATCTTGGTGGCGATGCCGTCGTCAAAACAGGTGTCGGACCAAGCAATCTCACCATCGCCAACTTCTCCGTCGCCGTGAACACCCATGTCAAGGGCGAGGACAAAACCATGTGGGTTTCCTGCTCCCTGTTTGGTCAACGTGCCGAAGGCAAACTCCCACAATATTTGAAGAGAGGTCAGTCGGTCTGTGTCGCAGGACCCATTGATCTGAATGAATGGACCGCCGACGACGGCACAGCCAGGGCAACGGTCCAGATGAACGTCCGTGAGCTGGATCTCATCGGTTCCAAGCAGGACGGGCCTGCACCTTCATCCAATGGCGAAGACATTCCGTGGGACTGAGATCATGGAAAAACTTTTCACGCTTGACAGAGAGGCCTTCCGCGATTGGCTGGAGGGCAAGCCCTGGTACAACGTCGTGGGTAACTTTGCGGACGACTACCAATGTCCGCTGGGGAGATTCCTCTCTGAGGAATTTAACGAGCCCTTCGCCTACGTCTCTGCTCGTAGATACGGCATTGGCCTCCGGGGTGAAGACGTTCCCCCGGAACCCACGCCAGCATGGGCCCGGAAATTTCTCTGCCACATTCAGAACCATTGCGACGAGTACGGTGACGTCTACGTCGATGACTGCCTCAGAATCCTGACGGAGAAATGTAGTGAAGTTCAGCACCATTGCGCCCGAGCTGCTTGAGCTTGGGTATTCGCCCATCCCGGTGGTCCCCGGGGAGAAACGACCAGCGATACGTGCATGGTCACAATACTGCACGTATCCGCCCTTCTCGCATGAGATCACCTACTGGTCGATGCGATACCCGGATCATTCCACGGGCCTGACCTGTGGTGCAGCATCACAAATCTGGGCACTCGATATCGATGCAAACGACCATGCGGATGCAACACGTATCGAGCAAATGGCCGATCAATTTATCGGCTCGACACCACTCGTCCGTGTTGGACGTCACCCACGCTCGCTACGCGTCTACAAATCTGTCGAGCCAGTGAAATCAGTTAAGGGAGGGTTGCTTGATGTCCTGGGGGCGGGACGTCAGTTCGTCGCCTTCGGTCTGCACAACCAAACTCGCAGGCCATACGAATGGCTCGACGAATCGCCACTGAATTATGAGGCGACGGCCCTCCCGACCATCAATCTTGAGGCTCTCAGAGCGTTGCTGAGTGCCCTCAAGGAAGAATTTGGTACTACGGGTCACCAGACGGATAAATCCTCTGTATCACGCTCTATGTCCCTCTCAGGGCCAAGTGACCTTTCTGAGCAACGAAGGGGTCATCGAGGCCAGTCACGATACAAGGTCCTTGCAAAACAGCTCGAAGATGCACGTCCCGGACGGTTCCACGACACCATGGTCAGTGTGGTTGCCGCATTGAGCGTTCTAAACATGCGTCCAGAGAACATCCACCGATTCTTCCAGCACCACTTTGCTGCGCCGACAGATGGCGAGTACGCCGAGGTGTGGCAGCAGATCGATCCAGCAATAAAAGGAGCCCAAAAATATGCCCAGCGAAAACACTAAGACACCCTGGGAATTCCGGGAGAATTACGAGCAGTCATATCCGCCCGTGTCCATCAACATGCCGGACGAGCTGTATAATGAACTCAATGAATTAGCAGCACGGAAGGGTTGGTCCATCGGCAGGATTTGCGACTACATGATCCAGTACGCATGGTACTGCCAGACTTCTCCGAGTTACGGCCCTGACAAAAACGGGGTGGTGTCATATGCACGTGCAGCATGACCGCATCGGCGGGACCGCAGCGAACATCATCGCACATGGCCAGCTCTATGATTCCAGTATCGTCACGCTCTGGCGAGAGTTGACGGGTGCAGCTGAGCCAAAGGATCTCTCAGATGTTCTCGCTGTGCAGATGGGCATCAATACGGAACGCTTTAACCGCTTCTGGTTCCACAAAATAACTGGGTATGCTGTCGAAGAGGCACCAACGGTCCTCTGCTCCACTGAGAGGGACTATTGTGTCGCCCAGTGCGACGGCTTTGTCCTCGATAATAATGGCAAGGCTTTGTTCGAGGCCAAGCACACTGGAACTTATGACTACCCGAGCAATACAGCTAAAACAATCGAGCACGTAGCGACCCTATATTATCCGCAAATCCAACACTATCTATACGTCACCGAACTGGATGATGCCTATCTGAGTGTGTTCTTCGGGAACAGCAAGCATGCCTACCAGGCCATCCGGCGTGACGATCAGTTTATTGGCGACCTTCTCCACAAGATCGACGCGTTCTGGGACTGCGTTGAAAACAAAATCCCACCAAAATTAAATGGTGAGTCGATGTTTATCCCGGAGATCGAGATTGATCGCGGCAAGGTCGAGATCATTGATTCCAGTCATCCCCTGTCGAATGAGTGGGCATCGGCAGCAGCAGACTTTGTTGAGAATAAGGATGCAGCTTTCACATTTGAATCATCCAAGAAGTCGCTCAAGAATCTAATCCCGCCGGATGCGTACCGGACGGAGGGATACGGCGTCAGTGTAGTCAACAGTGGTAAACGGAGAGTGGTGAATGTCCTGTGACGATGACAGCCTCGAGAAACGGGCGGTCCTCTACTGGTCTGCATCCGTGACCTGGAGGCGTAACGTCCTGCCGGCAGAGGAGCAGCAGCTCCTGTTCGACGTCCTCAACGATTTTGACTGGACGGATCAACCGCACTGGCAGGCGAGACTGGACGAACTGAAATGGGAGATCGAAAGATATGGATCAGCTGCATGATAGACACACCCCGTACATATTCGAGGGGGTGGGACGAAAAAGCAGGGTCGGGAAAATCCGCGTGAAATGTCTGGGGCAGTTTTGCGGACATGACACGTTCTGGAGCGAATCAAAGTTTAACCGTCTCTGCCCGAAATGCCTGAAACGTGCAGAGAGCATGAGGAGTGCGATGGCATGACAAGACTTGATCTGTTTCTTTCCGCGACAGAAGGCAGGGTCGAAATCGACACGTACAAAACTGCCGAGATTTTATCGATCTCTCCCTCGACGGTGGCCACCCATGTTCCGGAGTTCTGCCGCCGCAAGATCGGGGCGAGGGTGCTCTATGATGTGCATCATCTTTCCCAGTGGCTTGCCAACGAGGCCGTCGATACTCCAGAATCCCGGACTTTGGCTGATGATATCATCGAGAAGTATTATGCCGTCGATCAGAATCAAGGGGATTAAAAAGGTCCGTAGTCGCCACGGGACCACCTACTATTACCATCGTAAAACAGGGGCGAGGATTACATCTGAGTTCGGGACACCGGAATTCCTGACAGAAGTCCGGGACCTCGATGCCCTTGAGAAACCGATTGATCCCCGGCTAAAAATGCCTGGCACTTTCGGCTGGCTACTCTGGCAATTCAAGTGCTCAGAAAAATATACGTCCATGAAACCCAGCACGAAGGCTGACTATGAATCAGTCTACGACTTTCTGTCTTATCTGGATCTGTTGCCTCTCGCCATCATCAAGCCAAGCCATATCCGTAAGCTCCGCGACAGTGCCCACAAACAGCGGAGCTGGCGGTTCTCCCAGAAAGTTCTCAGCCGTCTCAATAGCCTCTACAAATGGGGGATGAGTGAGCTGGACCTCACCGCTAACCCTGCCGCCTCAGTCATTCCACCACGCCGACCTGCTTCGCTGAATGACAGGCCAGCTGTGAACCGCCCATGGGACCCGGACGAAATCAAGGTTTTTTTCGACACTCTGGAAAACAAGGCCATGACCTATGGTCATCGTGAGACGATGTATAACGTGCTCAAGGGTGTCGCTATCGGTTACTACACCCTGATGCGGGAAGCGGATATCGTGAAACTACGATGGTCTGACCGCAAGAACGGCGTTATCAAATGGCATCGCAGTAAGGATGACGCACCCCACGATCTATGGGAGCATGAGGAGCTGACCCGCATTCTGGAGCTGGGGCCGAAATCAGGTCTCACCATTGTCACCAGAGCAGATGGCAAACCGTTATCCAAAAATGGATTTTACAGTAACTTCCGCGACCACCGTGACCGCCTTCTCGAACAGGGTCTTGTGAAACCAGGACTTACCATGCACGGGCTTCGCCATACCGCCGCAACCTATCTTGCAACGCTTGGGCACGATGAAGAGAGTGTCGCCGCCGTAACTGGACACACCAGCAACGCAATGGCTCGCCACTATTCGAGGCAGCACGAACGTCGTGAGCGAGCAAAAGCACTCCTCGATTTACATAAAATTATGTCCGAGGAGGAGAACCACTCGTGAACAAAAAGCCGGTATTTTGGAAAACTTTTGATGTTTAATTCTGGAAAACTCGTTAACCGGTACTGTCCTATTAGCTCGTAAGTCATTGAAATCATTGGTGACCCCAGGGGGAATCGAACCCCCGTTTTCGGCGTGAAAGGCCGATACTTTCCCCTATAAAACAAAGACTTAGCCTGACAACTTGACTGCAAATACAGTCAAATTAGGGCATGTTTTGGCCTGTTTTGGAAACCTTTTTAACCAAGGGCGA